AATGAGAATGCATAATGTAAATTGTAGCAAAACTCCAGATAAAAGAATTTGCGCTGCAAGGAGAAGGTGGAAATGTTAAATGGCCTATCTCAATGCAAATATACCACCGATCTATTGTAAGATCAGAAAGGAATATCTTTATGACCTTAAAGAACATCATGGAGAAAGCGAAGACTGTGTTATCTTCGGTCTCACATCAATATCAGGGCGTGCGCTCTTATTTAATATCATGTTACCTAATGGTGCGTGCTATTGGCGTTTGCCTATCTCAGCGTTTTTCCAAAAATCGTATGACCGAGCCGATGTGCCGGATATGCAGACGCACGAATTGGAACTGTGGAATTGTTTTAGTTATTGGCCTAGTGTTCATTGCTTTGATTGGTTGGATGGTATAAACGGTAAATATTTAGGACTAGATAAAAAATTTTATCATGGCAAATATTTATTCACAATTGATTGGGCACATCCAGACACTAATATTTTGGATACTGAACATTCTGAAATTCCTCAAGAACATAAGTGTGCACATATATTGGAGCTTGATAATGGTAATTACGCAGCTCAGCCTAATAATCGTATTCTGTGGCATGTTAATTCATACACTACTGATAACAGCTGGCCTGACTATAGAGTCCAAACTACTTATTGGGATGCAGAAGATACTAGCATGGTTACGGAAGATAGTGATAAAATGTTCTATCAAATGGAAGAAAAAATAAAGGAGTAATTATGAGAGATAGTAAAAGCATTGAATCTTTCTTAAAAGAAAAAGATAAAAAAGATAAAGAAAAAATATTATTCAAAAATTTAAAAAAAGAAGTTGAGACAGGCGCAAACGGAACACAAAAGTATGTAATTAAAGAAGGTGTAAACAAAGGTAAAGTTGCAAGCACATGATAGATAAATGGTTGTATACTTTTTTTGCAGGCGTTGATAAGTTTTTTTCTTTTATAGAAACTTATACTGTCAAGTTTACATCTTGGTTATGGCACTTTAGAATAAAGCTTCTAAGAAAAAAAAGAGGTAGAAAATGAAATATCTAAAAAAGTTATGGAAAAAATACGTGGATTGGTTATTTAAGGATTTTGATAATGAAAAATTGTAAACAATGTGAAAAAGAGTTTCAACCAAAAGATGAACTAGATCAATTCTGTAGTCAGGATTGTAAAGAGGAGGCATTAGCTGAATTAGATTCTGGTTCTGATGAGTGCCTATCATGTCAATAAAAATCGATGAGAACACAAGTATCGGTCTTCCGTTACGTAATTTAATAGGGTTGGTCGCAGCCGTAATTGTAGGGGCATGGTTTGCATTCGGTGTGATTGAAAGACTTAATGCATTAGAGACAGCTAATAAATTATTTGAACAAGATTTATTAGAAGCATCAGCTCAAAAACCAATTGATCAAGAACAGTTTATGTTATTAGAACATATAGCAGAAGGGTTAGAAAAATTAACTGAACGTGTTGATGGTATGATGAATAACAGAGTTAATATTGAACGGCTACAAATGGATGTAGAACGATTAAGAATTGATACAGAAAAATTGAAAGATAGTGTAAGAGCTAATATTGGTAAATTAAATGGGGATCACTAATGGTACAAACAGTTATTGCACTTTGTTTATTTATAGGTGGTCAATTAGTTGAACATCGTATTCAACCCGATATCTCTACATGCTTAAAGATGAAACGTGAAGCAACAAGAAATATGGATATGAATAATAAACGTTTTATGTGTGGCGAAGTTGAAGCACAGGTTGAAAAAAATATAGATGGTAGTATAACAATAGACAAAATTATAAAACCAAAATAATGAACCTTTCCAGAAACTTCACGCTTCAAGAGTTAACTAAATCCGATACAGCAATTAGATTAAATATTGATAATAATCCAAATGCAAATCAAATAGAAAAATTAAAATTATTGTGTGAAAATATACTTCAACCGGTACGTGATCACTTCGGGCCTGTAATGGTGACTAGCGGCTATCGTAGTCCAGATTTATGTCTAAAAATAGGAAGTTCGATTGATAGCCAGCACTGTAAAGCTGAAGCCGTTGATTTTGAATGTCCAGGTAAAGACAATGCAGAAGTTTGTGATTGGATTTATAAAAACTTAGATTATGATCAAATGATTTTAGAGTTCTATGTTCCAGGAGAGCCAAATAGTGGATGGTGTCATGTATCCTATGTTCCTGAAAAAGGTAGAAAACAATTCTTGCGAGCTTTTAAAGAAAATGGTAAAACTAAATATAAACCAATTATAGGAAAGGCTACTGATTTAGTATAATGCCAATAGGACGATCACAAATACCACAACAAATAGAGGGAAAGTTAAGAGGTGCTAGAGGTGAAAAAAAGAAAAGATTACAAGTTAAAAAGAAACCCAATAGCAAAAAACCTAAGGTCTTCAAAGTTTAGTCAAAAAGTGGTACAATCAGATAAGTTGTACAACCGCAAAAAGGAGAAGCTTTACACTCTCAAAGCGGCCGCTAAAAAGGAGATTTAATATGCCACTTACTAAAAAAGGCAAAAAAATAATGAAAGCCATGAAGAAAGAATATGGCTCAAAACAAGGTGAAAAAGTTTTTTATGCTTCTAAAAATAAAGGTAAAATTAAAGGAGTTGAAAAAGCATATTTAGGTAAAGCAATAAGACAACCTTCAGAAACTAACAAAGAGTTTAAAATGAGACATGAGTTCCATACAGCTACTCCTGGTATGGATGATTACATTAAGGATTTATTATAATGGCTACATCAGGAACAACTAGTTTTAATTTAAATATTGATGAAGTAATTGATGAAGGTTACGAAAGATGTGGATTAACCACTAACTCTGGTTATGACATGCGTTCAGCAAGAAGAAGTTTAGATTTATTATTTGCTGAATGGGGTAATAGAGGAATTCATCTTTGGAAAACAGAGCTTAATGAAATAGCTTTAGTTTCTGGACAAGCAGAATATACAGTGGATACTGATGTGAATGATGTACTTGAAGCTTATGTATCTTCAACTGCTGCTGCATCTGATAGTGCTAGTACTCAAGACGTATCACTTACAAAAATAGATAGATCAGCTTACGCTGCATTACCAAATAAATTAGCTACAGGACAACCATCACAATATTATGTTGATAGACAAACAACACCAAAAATATATTTATACCAAGCACCAGATTTAAATACTTACACTACATTAAAATTTTATGTAATTAAAAGAATTGAAGATGCGGGTGCATATACAAATGATGCAGATGTTGCATACAGATTTTTACCGTGCATGTGCGCAGGACTGGCTTATTATATAGCTATGAAAAAAGCACCTCAGTTAGTACAACAAAATAAATTAATTTATGAGGATGAATTAAAAAGAGCATTAGATGAAGATGGTCAAAGAACTTCTACATATATTACACCTCAATCATTTTATCCTAATGGAGTTTAAGTATGGCTAAATGGGCAACAGGAAGAAGATCACAAGCAATATCAGATAGATCAGGTATGGCATTTCCTTATCAAGAAATGGTTAAAGAATGGAATGGCTCTTTAGTTCACTATTCTGAATTTGAACCTAAACATCCACAAATAAGAAGAAAATATAATGTAGCAGATGCTATTGCTTTACAAAATTCAAGAAATCAAAAATTTCAACAACCTACAGATATATCTGGGGTTCAAGCAGATTCAGGTGGAGCCTCAGTTGGTGTTGCTAATTTAACCCTTCCTGGTGATTTTGCTTTTATTAATCAAGGTACTTCAGAAATGAAACCTGCAGATCCGTCTTTACAAAATAGAAGAAGACAAATGTCTATTCAACTTAGATCCGTAACAGTGAGTATTACATAATGGCAATCACACATTCAGCTTTTTTAACACAAGTAAGAGATTATACGGAAGTAAGTAGTTCTGTGTTAACAGATCAAATTATTCAAGATTTTATCAGAGCAACTGAACTCGATATTGCGGGTAAAGTTGATTATGATGATTTAAGAAAATATTCAACATCCACATTTACATCAGGAAATAGATATGTAAGTTTGCCTGCAGATTTAACTATAATGAGATCTGTTCAAGTAATTGATGGATCAACTAGAACTTTTTTAGAAAAAAGAGATACTAGTTTTATATCTGAATATAATAATAATGCTGTCACTGGTTTACCTAAATATTGGGCAAATTGGGATGAAAACAATATATTAGTGGCACCTATACCAAATTCTGCATACACTGTGCAAATAAACTACATCACAGATCCACCGGAGTTCACAGCAAGTAATAATACATTCTTATCTACATACCAAGAATCAATGTTATTACATGGTGTATTAACTGAGGCTTTTTCTTATTTAAAAGGCCCCATGGATATGTACAACTTGTATAAAAGCAAGTATGATGAAGGAGTACAAAATTTTGCTCTTCAACAAATGGGGAGAAGAAGACGTGCAGAATATGATGATGGGGTACCAAGAATTAAGATACCTTCACCATCACCAAATACGTAATTTTATAAGGAGAATAATTATGGCAATAACAACTAATGCAATTTGTAATTCATTTAAAAAACAACTATTAGCTGGTGAACATGATTTTGATTCAGCTGGAGGCGATACATTCAATTTAGCAATGTTTACTTCTGCTGCAACATTAGGTGCATCAACTACAAACTACGCTTCAACAAATGAAGTAACTTCACCAGCAGGATATACTGCAGGTGGTAAAGCTTTGGTAAACCAAGGTGTTAAAGTATCATCTGGTGTAGCGATTACTGATTTTGCAAATTTATCTTTTACTGGAGTAACTCTTACTGCAAGAGGTGCTTTGATTTATAACACAACTACAAATGGTGGCACAGGTACTACAGATGCCGTAGCTGTTTTAGATTTTGGCGGAGATAAAACTGCAACTTCTGGAACATTTACAATTCAATTCCCTGCATTCACAACTTCTGCTGCTATTTTAAGAATAAGCTAAAGAGGTTTTAAATGGCTACAGGTTCTCCTTGGGGTGCTAACACATGGGGCAATGGCTCCTGGGGAGAAGCTGGGCTTAATGAAACCGTAACCTTTGAGGGT